CTATAAATAGCGACAATTCAAACACATCAAATGTAGTCAACGTTAATTTTGCTGTACAAGCAAATGATACTGCTGGTTTTGATCGCCTACTAGAATCAAGAAGAGGCCAGATTGTAAACATGATAAACCAAGCAGTTAATAATCGTGGAAGGTCGTCAATCGTATGAGTGGAACATATCCAGCTTCTCCGATATTTGAGTCTGTCGGATTTAAAAGCGTCTACTATAATTTATCTAGCCAAAGCATTTCTGGTCGAACGCAAGTAAGAAATATAGGCGGTCAAAGATTTGAGTTTACAGCAAGTTATTCTCGCTTGTTTAAATCAGAATTTGCCCCTGTACAAGCGTTTGTAATGTCACAAAGAGGGATGGCTGAAACATTTAACATTGTATTGCCTGAAATAAGCACAACATCTGGCACTGCATCAGGTACGGTAAGGGTAAATGGTGCGTCGTCAATAGGTGATAAAACTATTGCAATTGATGGTTTATCAGGATTACTAAAAGCTGGTGATGTTGTAAAATTTGCAAACCATTCAAAGGTTTATTTAGTTACGCAAGATCGAAGTGGTGCTGGCAATCTAAGTATTGAACCTGGATTAGTTTCTGCAATTATTAATAATGAAATTGTTACCTATAACAGTGTGCCGTTCTTAGTAAGACTTAACAACGATGTTCAAGAATATAAATTAGGATCAGCCTCCTTAGTCGATTTTGAAGTTGACTTTATTGAGGCTATTTGATGACAAGATCTATAAATGCAAGTACAGCAGCAGCGTTAGCAACTGACAGCTTTAATTTAGCAACACTTGTTCAAATTAATTTTACTTCTGTAGTTCGTTTGACAGATTGGGGTAGAAGTGTAACTGCGCTTTCTAACACATGGACATCAAGCGCACATTTTATTGGTATTGGTGATATTACAGAAACGTCTGAATTAAGAGTTAATGATCTTTCGCTAACATTATCAGGTGTTGAGCAAACGTTTGTTAGCATATTCTTATCAAATAATTACATTGATGTTCCTATTGCAGTTTATCGCGCTGTATTTGATAACACAGATACAATTATTGGCGCACCGATTCTTGTTTTTGATGGTGTTATGACAGGGTTTGATATAACCGATACAGAGGATGACAGTAAGATTACGGTAAAAATGGCTTCTCACTGGAAAGACTTTGAAAAAGAAAATGGTCGAAGGACAAATCATAACAGTCAACAACTGTTTTTTGCTGGCGATCAAGGATTTGAATTTGCTCCTAAGTCGATAAAAGATTTGAAATGGGGACGTAAATAATGGCTATTGATTGGTTAATTGTTGCAATTATAGCTGCATCTACTTCTATTTCTTATGTTATGACCCAAAAAGCTCAAAAAGCGGCAAAAAAAGCTGCTGATGAGATGGCTGGGTTATTAATAAACAAAGAATCAAACATTGAACCTATACCTGTTATTTACGGTGTAAGAAGAGTTGGTGGTGTTCGTGTGTTTGTTTCTACGCGAGATGCAAGCGGTGGCGATCCTAACGAGTTTTTGTATATATGTCTTACGCTCTGTGAGGGTGAGGTACAGTCAATTACAAATATACATCTTGATGACATACCAATTACTGACTCACGTTATAACGGTTTATACACTGTAAATGTGCATACAGGCGCAGATAACCAAACTTACGATTCGCTTTTAACTGAAGCTAATTCTGGATGGACGAGCAATCATAGGCTAAGAGGTGTAGCGTATCTTGCTGTCAAATTAAAATGGGATGCTGATGTTTTTTCTGGCGTTCCAGAAATTACTGCTCTTGTTACGGGTAAAAAAGTATACGATCCGCGTTCTCCTAGTGCTGCAAATGCACATAGCAGCAACCCTGCTTTATGCATAAGAGATTATTTAACAAACGCTCGATATGGAAAAGGATTACCCTCTTCAAAAATAGATGACACTGCGTTTAGCGCGGCAGCAACGGTGTGCGATCAAAGTGTAACGTTTTATCAAAACGGAACAACTGGCAAGATATTTGAAACAAATGCTGTTTTGCAAACTGATGAAACATTATTTGATAACGTGCTAAAAATGCTTATGGGTTGCCGTGGTTTTTTGCCATACAATCAAGGTGTTTACAGTTTAAGAATAGATAAATCAGCAAGCAGTGTATTTGCATTTACTACTGATAATTTAATTGGCGGTGTAGCAATACAAGGTGAGTCAAAAGAAAATAAATACAATAGAGTAAATGTTAAATTTGCTAATCCGTTGTTAGATTACCAGCCTGATACAGCAACATATCCTGATGAATCAGATACAATAACAGTTGGTGGTTCGTCCACTAATGCTTACGCTTACTATTTAGGTCAAGATAACGGAACTGAATTGTTATCTGATTTAGAACTGCCAACAGTTACAAATTTTTACGTAGCAAGAGATTTAGCAAGAGTTATTTTACTACGATCTCGAAATGCATTACGTGCAAGCATACAAACAACAAGTGAAGCCCTACAGCTTTCAGTTAGCGATGTTGTTACCGTTACACACCCAACTCCAGGTTGGGTTGCAAAACCTTTTCAGGTTGAGGGCATAACGCTGAATTATGATGGCACTTGTAACCTTTCCTTATTAGAGTATGACTCCTCGATTTATACTTATGATTTATCAGCGCAAGAGAAAACTTATCCTGATACAAATCTGCCTAATCCTTTTGCTGTTGGTCCTCCAGGAGCATTAACAACATCAGCAACAACTAGCATCGCTTTAGATGGGACAATTGTTCCGCAAATAAACGTTTCTTGGGTAGCAAGTACAGATTCATTTGTAAGCCAATATGATCTTCAATGGAGTACAGATAATAGCAATTTTATATCGGTAATTACTGATGATACACAGTATGTAATTACGCCAATAATTGCTGGTGCAACTTATTATGTCAAAGTAAGGTCAATTAATTCGATTGGAGCAAGAAGCTCGTTCGTGACTGCTAATCAAGGGTCAATTGGTGACACGACAGCACCAGCGTTGCCAACAAGTTTAGGTATTACAGCTGGCTACAAATCAATTAGTTTAGAATGGACCAACCCTTCTGATAAAGATTTTGCAAATGTTGAGGTGTCTAGGAAAAAAACATCTAGCGGCAGTTACGCTGTTGTTGCTACGGTAAGCGGTGCTTATGGCGCAAAAGCTGAGTTTTTAAATGGCGGTCTTGATGATAATTCTGAGTATTTTTATAAATTTAGATCAGTAGATTTTAGCGGAAACAAAACTGTTGATGGCAATAACAATCCATTATTTACTAGCGAAGTAAGCGCAACGACTAATGCTGCTGCAATCGATGGTACAAATGGTCAATCAACCTTTTTAGCTTCAATATTTAAAAGAGATACAAACGCTGGGTTTACGCCATCAGGCGGCACTTTTAATTTTGGGACAAACACTTTAACGCCTCCAAGTGGATGGAATACGACAATACCTAGTGGCACTAATCCAGTATATATAGCTAACTTTTTATTTGCGGTATCTGGTGATACAGGAACTGTAACTGCTGGCAATTGGTCAACACCTGTAATAACCGCAGAAAATGGCGACGATGGCACTAATGGATTAAGCACATTTGTATTTTCAGTATTTAAAAGAAGTGCAACTGCACCAAGCGACCCAACAGGCGGTTCTTACAATTTTGGCACTAACGCTATTACCGCACCTACTGGTTGGTCTACCTCAACTCCTTCAGGAACTGACCCTGTTTACGTTGCAACAACGACAGCGCAAATAACCGGTAACACTGGCGTAGATTCAAGTCTTACATGGACAAATGCAGTTTTGTTAGTAAGAAACGGTATAGACGGTGACGATGGAGATGATGGTGTAAACACTGCACCTGTTTATGCGTACAAACGATCATCAACTTCTTTGGGCAACACAAATAAGCCAACCACTACTAGAACTTGGACTTTTGCAACAGCAACTTTTAATAACAGTGATTTAGGTAATGGCTGGACTTCAAATGTTCCTGCAGGAAGCAATGATTTATATATTTGTGCAGCTGTTGCTTCTTCTGTCCTTGGTACAGATAACGTAGTTGCAAATGATTGGGCTGCACCTCAATTATTAGCAGCAGAAGGAACAGATGGAGCAAATGGTGTAAATACTGCTGTTGTTTATGGTTACAAGCGTTCATCTTCTGTTGTATCAAACAAACCCAGCATTACAAGAACATGGACTTTTGCAACAGGTACA